AAGTGAATGTAATGAAAGAGTATGAACCAGAGTTTGATCAAATGTTATTTTATTTACCCTTAGCAGGTTCAACATTTAAAAAAATTTATTATGACGATTTACTGGGACGAGCTGTATCAAAGTTTGTTCCTGCAGATGACTTAGTCGTTCCGTATTCTGCTACCTCATTAGAAGATGCGGAAGCGATTTGTCATGTATTAAAAATTTCAGAAAATGATTTGCGTAAACAAATGGTTAATGGATTTTATAGAGATATAGAATTAGTTGCACCTTACGCAGAAGAATCTGAAGTTAAGAAAAAAGAACGAGAACTAGAAGGCACAACAATGAATGGCTATCAAAAGAATGATAGAATGTATACATTGATTGAATGCCATGTCGATCTAGATCTTGAAGGCTTTGAAGACAGAGGACAGGATGGAATGCCAACAGGTATTAAACTTCCTTACATCGTAACAGTCGATAATGGTACAAGAAAAGTTTTATCTATTAGACGAAACTATAAAGTAGATGATCCAAGAAAAAATAAAACTCAATACTTTGTGCATTTTAAATTTTTGCCAGGTTTAGGTTTTTATGGTTTTGGATTAATCCATATGATCGGTGGTCTAACAAGAGCAGCCACATCTGCTCTTAGACAATTGATTGATGCTGGTACACTCTCCAATTTACCAGCAGGATTTAAACAAAGAGGTATTCGTGTAAACAACGATGCCCAATCACTTCAACCTGGTGAATTTCGAGATGTCGATGCACCAGGTGGAAACATTAAAGACGCTTTTATGATGCTGCCTTACAAAGAACCTTCAGCAACTTTATTACAGTTGATGGGTATTTGTGTTTCAGCAGGACAGAGATTCGCATCAATTGCTGACATGCAAGTTGGTGATGGGAACCAGCAGGCCGCTGTTGGAACAACTGTAGCTCTTTTAGAACGTGGTTCAAGAGTCATGTCAGCGATCCACAAAAGATTGTATGCTAGTATGAAAACAGAGTTTACTCTTTTGTCAAATGTGTTTGCAACTTACCTACCACCTGTATATCCATACGATGTTGTTGGTGGAAATAATCAAGTCAAACAAACAGATTTTGATCAACGAATTGATATTTTACCTGTTGCAGACCCAAATATATTTTCTTCAACGCAAAGAGTGTCTATTGCACAAACAGAATTACAACTTGCACAGTCAAATCCACAGATTCATAACATTTACGAAGCGTACAGAGACATGTATGTAGCTATTGGTGTTAAAAATATAGATCAGATCTTACCACCACCTGCAAAACCTGCTCCAAAAAACCCTGCACTAGAGCATATTGATGCTTTAGGGGGTAAACCTTTCCAAGCTTTTACTGGTCAAGACCATCAAGCGCACATTTCTGCGCATTTAGCGTTTATGGGAACGCCAATGGCACAAAATAATCCAACAATTATGGCTGCTTTGGAAAAAAACATTTTTGAACACATAAATTTGATGTCAGATGAGCAAGTTCAACTAGAATTTAGAGATAAAATTGCTAGATTACAAGAATTACAAATGCAAATGCAACAAAACCCACAAATGCAGATGGAATTAGAACAAAATCCACAATTACAACAACAAATGCAACAAGAACAACAAGAATTAGAGTTAGAAATTGAATCTCGTAAGGCTGTTTTGATTGCAGAGATGACAGAAGACTTTGTTAAAGAGCAAAAACAAGTTATGGGTATTTTTGGCAACGATCCATTAGTTAAATTACGAGCAAGAGAGCTCGATCTTAAAGCACAAGACAATATGAGAAAACAAAAAGAAGATGAAAACAGAATCAACCTAGATAAGATGAAAGTTCTTATGAACCAAAATCTTCAGGAAGATAAAATGGAACAGCAAGAAGATCTTGCTGTTTTAAGAGCAGCGACCTCTATTGAAAAACAGAAAATGTCCAATAGAGCTAAAATAAAAAACGATAAAATGAAACAACAAGATGTAAGAATCTTGAAAGGACCAAGGAGATAAACATGGCTAAACAACGTGGACTATACGATAACATACACGCTAAGCGTAAAAGAATTGCCGCAGGTTCAGGTGAAAAAATGAGAAAACCTGGAGCTAAAGGTGCACCAACAAAAAAAGCATTTGTTCAAAGTGCTAAAACGGCTAAGAAGGCATAATGATAACTACTCGTGGAATGGGTGCTGTTAGAGCACAATTTAAAAGAGGAGGCTCACCAGCTTGGACTAGAAAAGAAGGTAAGTCAGAATCTGGAGGATTAAATGAAAAGGGGCGTAAGTCTTATGAAAGAGCAAACCCTGGATCAAATCTAAAAGCTCCCCAACCCGAGGGTGGATCAAGAAAAAAATCTTTTTGTGCAAGAATGCGTGGAATGAAAAAAAAATTAACATCTAAAAAAACAGCTAACGATCCAAATTCAAGAATAAATAAATCACTTCGAAAGTGGAAGTGCTGATGCCATTTAAATCAGAAAAACAAAGAAGATATTTATTTGCTAACGAACCCGAGGTAGCAAAAAAATTTGCTAAAGATTATAATATGGGCGGTGTTGCTTCTATGTTTAGAAAAAGATTATCAGAAGGCGATGATCCTTTTTATGAAGCTTGGAAAAAAGTTTATGAACAAAACCCTGATGCAGCAGCACTAAATGAAAAACATGATGAGTATTTAGAAAAATACGAATTAGAAATGTCAATGCAAACTAGCGATGCTCCAATGGAAGAAACTGAAGAGACAACTGAAGTTGTAGAAGAAACAACAGATCCATTATTAAATTTATTTCAACCAACTGATGCTTTAAATACTGAACAAGCAGCAACTACTTTGTTTACTTCAGAAAGACCAACAGGAATTATGACAGCAGCTAATGGTGGAAAAGCTATGAAAAAAATTAAAGGACAAGATCATATGCTAGCCTACATTACACCTAAAGAAGCAGATAAGTTAGTAGCATTAGGTGGTCAAGAAACCATGACTAAAGAAGGAATACCAGCGTACCCTGAACGTGATAACTATGGTTTTAGTAGTCAAGAAGATTTTGATTCTGGGGATGTATCTAAATCTAATGATCCTAATGTAAGAGGAGAAGGACCAGGTCAAGATAGAGTAACGGCGACTGAACTAGCTATACAAAATAGATTAGAGGAAAAATATGATGACCCTAAAGATCAGTTTTCTTTTACACCTTCAGGTATAAAAAAACGTACTGATTTAAAAGTGGCACAAGCTAAAGAAAAATACAATAAAACTAAAAAAGAAATTGAAGACAAATATAAATCTTCTTTAAAAAAGAAAGCAGTTGGTTCTTTACTTGCAGGAAAAGTTTCTTTAGGTATAACTGATCTTTTTAGTGCCATGTATACTGGTTATCAATTAAATAAAAATAAAAAAGAATATGAAACAACAATAACCGAAGCTATTGACACTTATAAAGATTTAGGAATTCCAGATTTTACTCCTCATACAGACACACCCATTCAAACTTTAGAGCAAGAATTAATAGACATTAACAAAGAAAGAGATGAAGACGACGATAAGGGGGAAAAAGACGGCCCTGTAATTAATCCTATAACTCTTGAAGTAGAGGAGCAATACGCTGAAGGAGAACCAATGAATTTAAAAAGTGCATTAGAAAAAATAAGACAAAATCAAGCAGTAAGAAGCGGATTAGTTGAACGAGGGATTATACAAGACAATGAACCAATGCTTGCAAATAAGGGTGGACTTGCAGGATTATTTAGAGTAAAAAATCAATAGGAGAAAACATTATGAGAAATGACTATGGAAATAGACCTTTTACTCCTAGATTCCCGTACGGAAATAAAGATGGGGCATCTAAGAAACAAGGTTACAATGCAAGACTCGACGAATCTTTAGGAATGAGAGATGGCAAAGAGTCAACTAAATCTCAATCTATGAAATCTAGAAGAGATGAATCAAAAGGCATGGAGAAAGCCATGGGTAATAGAGCTTATTCTTCTGTCAAAACTATGGATAAATAATTATGGCAAATACAAGAAGAATGAATAGACTGGAAGAACTTGGAAGAGTTGATTCAGAAAAAGCGTACACTAAAAAAGGTAAAAGAAATCTTAAAGACGAAAAAAAAAGAATCGTTAGAGAAGTTTCTAGAAAAGGTGGCGGAATGGCTAAAAGAGGTTTAGGAAAAGCTTTTAGAGGAGGAGGATTAGCATAATGAAAGATTGGGAAAAAGGATCTGGTTATGTTAAGGAACCTAAAGTAACTGTTGGACCAGGAATAAGTAAAGATGGGTCAGCAACAGGTGGAGTTGAGATTGAAGTAACTAATCCACAAGAATCACAAACAGTTAATGTTAGAGGAACTAAAAGAATTAGACCAGATAAAAAACCAGTTAAGGCAACTTGGTATTAACTTATGGCTTGGTTTAGCCTAGCAAAAATAGCATTACAAGCTGGCGGTAAAATTTACGCTAACAGACAAAAAGCAAAAGTTGCTATGTCTGATGCACAACTTTTACACGCAGAGCGTCAAGCTCGAGGTGAGGAAGCTTACCAAGGAAAATTATTAGAAGCACGTCAAACAGATCTTAAGGACGAATTCGTACTCGTAATTATTTCAGCGCCCATCATTGTGCTAATGTGGGCAGTGATGTCAGACGATCCGGCAGCTATGGAAAAAGTAAAATTATTTTTTGAGTATTTCCAATCACTCCCATCATGGTTTACAAATTTGTGGATTTTAGTCGTTGCGAGTATTTTTGGAATTAAAGGAACTCAAATCTTCAGAAACGGTGGAGGCAAAAAATAATGGCTAAAGATTGGATACAAAAAGCAATTAAAAAACCAGGATCTTTACGAGCTTCATTAGGTGTAAAAAAAGGAGAAAAAATTCCAGCTAAAAAATTAAATAAAGCAGCGAAAGCTGGTGGCAAACTTGGTCAAAGAGCCAGACTTGCAAAAACATTAAAAGGATTTAAGTAATGGCTTGTTGGCACGGATACACTCAAAAAGGAATGAAAAAGAAAGGTAAAAAAATGGTGCCTAATTGTGTGCCTAAAGATAAAAAAATGGCTGATGGTGGTTTAACAACTGTATCTGGTTACACACCAGTTTTAGGAAATAATGAATTTGGTTACCCTAGTGGGGGAATCATGGTTAGGAAAGGTGGAAAAGCATAATGGATGGAATAAACTTAATGTTTAAATTACAAAAAGAAGTAAAAAATACACAAGATAGTATTTCTGCTGTATTGATAAATGGTCAAGTTGACAATTGGGACAAATATCAATATATGGTAGGACAACTAAAAGCATATCAACTAGTTTTACAGGAAATCTCTAACCTGCTAAAAGATAAGGAGCAAAACAATGACGAAGACGACAATATCCACAAACTCAAGCCCAAAAATTGAGTTAACTAATACACCATTAGTAGGTGTAAAAAAATCAGAACCAAAAAAAGAAAAAAATATTACATCATTACTTCCTAAACCTACAGGTTGGAGAATATTAGTTTTACCTTTTAAGATGGATGAAAAAACTAAAGGTGGGGTAATTTTAAATGAATCTACTTTAGAAAAACAACAAGTAGGATCTCAAGTAGGAAATGTTTTAGCTATGGGGCCAGAAGCTTACAAAGGAAAAAGATTTGAGCATTCTGGACCTTGGTGCAAAAAAGGAGATTGGGTAGTCTTTGCAAGATATGCTGGATCTCGAATACAAATTGAAGGCGGTGAAGTTCGTTTGCTAAACGACGATGAAGTTTTAGCTACTGTAGAAGATCCAACAGATATTCTACATCAATACTAACCAATAGGAGAAACTATGCTAGAAGAAAAAGAAGATAAGATCATAGACTTACCCACAGATGGTCCTGGTGCTGAAGTTACTTTACCAGAAGAAACAGTCAAAGAAGGAGCACAACCAATTGATGTTCCTGAAAAAAAACCCGAAGGAGAAGTAGAAATAAAAGAAACTCCACCGGTAGAAGAAAAACCTGCAGAATTAATTACTGAAAAAAAAGAACCAGTAAAAGCAGAACCTGAAAAAAATGAATTAGAAGAGTATAGCGATGGAGTTAAAAAAAGAATTGCTAAACTTACTAAACGTATGCGTGAAGCAGAACGTCAAAGAGACGAATCTACTAAATACGCAAAATCAGTTTTATCAGAGCAAAAAACTTTAAAAGCAAGATTAGCTAAAATAGATAAAGGTTTTGTTTCAGAAATGGAAAATAGAATTGTTTCTGGAATTGAAGCAGCTCAATCTAAACTAGCTACTGCAAGAGAAAATAATGATCTTAAAGCAGAAGTCGAAGCTTCTAAAGAAATTGCTAAATTAGGTTATGAAGAAGCTAGGTTAGCTGAAATGAAAGTTAAACAAGCTGATCAAGAAAAGGAAGTTAAACAACAACCTGTAAAACAACCACTTCTTCAACAAGAAAATTTACCAAAACCTGATGCAAGAGCAACAGAATGGGCAGAAACTAACTCATGGTTTGGAAAAGATGAACCCATGACTTATACCGCTTTTAGTCTACATAAAAAGTTAGTCGAAGAAGAAGGTTATGACCCTCAATCAGAAGACTATTATGGAGAATTAGATAGGAGAATAAAACTTGAATTTCCCCATAAATTTGGTAAGACTACAGAAGTAACGACCAAACCTACTCAAACTGTAGCTTCGGCTACCAGAGGTGTTAAAAAGGCTGGTCGCAGAACTGTGCAACTCACATCATCACAGGTAGCAATTGCTAGAAAACTGAATGTGCCACTTGAAGAATATGCTAAACAAATAAACATAGAGGAGTAAGAGCATGAAAAAAAATGAAACTAAAGTGACTGAAGCTGTTGAAACAGTAGAGGTTAAAGAACACTCCCGTGCATCCGACACCAGAGAAGCTACAAAGCGTCCTGCTGTTTGGAAAGAACCAAATGCTTTAGATGCACCCCCTGCACCTGATGGATTCAGGCACAGATGGATAAGAGCCGAAAGCTTAGGATTCGATGACACTAAAAATATCGCTGGTAAATTAAGATCAGGATATGAATTAGTTAGAGCAGAAGAATACGAAGCACAGGGTTTTCCAATTGTGGGAGAAGGAAAATACAAGGGAGTCATTGGAGTTGGAGGTCTGTTGCTGGCCAGAATACCCGAAGAGATCGCAAAAGCTCGATCTAAGTTTTATGCAGATAAAGCTAATGAGAGAGTTGACGGAGTTAAGAACGATTTACTGAAGGATCAGCACCCGAGCATGCCTATCAGTTATGATAGCCGCTCTAGCAAATCTTTCGGTGGTAAGTAAGAGTTTTTTAACAATTACGACCAACGAATTTAAATTAACCAGTGATTAGAAATAATCACTAACGGAGGAAACAAATATGGCTAATCAAGATGCCGCTTTCGGTCTAAGACCGTTAAAGACAGTTGGTCAACAAGATGATTCCACTGGAATGGGTTCACACTTTATAGCAGCAGGTGAAGCCAGCGCAATGTTTCAAGGTTCTCTAGTAAGCTCACCAGCTACTGGAACTGGATACATTGATATTGCTGGTCTAACTGATGTATTAAATGTTGGAGCTTTCTGGGGATGTTTTTATGATGACCCAACTACAAGAAAACCTACGTTTAGTAACTACTACCCAGGAGGCATAACACCTCCTCAGAGTCAAGATATCGAGGCTTTTGTTTATGACAGTCCTTATCAGATGTTTGAAATTCAATCAGCTGCTACAGGTGCTTCTGCTCAAGCAGACATTTACAAAACTTGTGATCTTGCTTCTAATGGTGGTAGTACTTCTAACGGAGTATCATCCGCTGAATCTGCAGACACTTTTGCAGCAGGTCCAGCTCAATTAAAAGTAATGGGAGTTTCTAGAGATCCAGAAAATAACGATATTACTGCTGCCAATGTAAATTGGAGAGTAATGATCTGTGAGCATTTATATGGTTCTGGAACTGCCGGCGCAGCATAATAAGGAGTTATAAATTATGGCAATATCACGACAACAACTCGTAAAAGAGCTTGAGCCAGGTTTAAACGCCTTGTTCGGCCTTGAGTATAAAAGATATGATTCAGAGCATGAAGAAATTTATGCAAAAGAATCATCTGACAGAGCTTTCGAAGAGGAAGTAATGTTATCTGGCTTTGCTAATGCTTATGTAAAACCTGAGGGTTCTGCAGTTGCATTTGACAACGCACAGGAAACATACACTGCAAGATACACTAACGAAACAGTGGCACTTGCATTCGCTTTGACTGAAGAAGCTATGGAAGACAACTTGTATGACAGACTTGCGTCTAGATACACAAAAGCACTAGCAAGATCTATGGCTAACGCTAAGCAGATTAAAGCTGCTACACCGTTAAACCAAGGTCTGCCTGGAATTGGAGCAGCGACTTCATTCCAATCAGGTGACAATGTTAATTTATTTAGCACAGCTCACCCGACTATTGCTGGAAATGTAGCTAACACGTTAGCAACGCAAGCTGACTTAAACGAAACATCATTAGAACAGTGTATGATTGACATCGCTGGGATGACTGATGAAAGAGGTCTAAAAATTGCAGCTAGAGGAATGAAAATGATTGTTCCTTCTGAAAACCAATTCAACGCTGAGAGATTATTAAAATCTCAAGGTAGAGTTGGGACTGCAGATAATGACATCAACGCTCTAAAAAATATGGGAATGATCCCTGAGGGATACAGAGTAAACCATTATTTAACAGACGTTGACTCTTTCTACATCATCACTGATGTACCAAATGGTATGAAGTACTTTGAAAGACTACCTATCCAAACTAAAATGGAAGGTGACTTTTCAACTGGAAACGTAAGATACAAAGCGAGAGAAAGATATTCTTTCGGTGTATCTGACTACAGAGGTATCTTCGGTGTTGAAGGAAGTTAATAATTAAATTAAAGGGGCGAACACAGTTTCGCCCCTTTTGATATATAAAGGTGTGAAAATGAAAAAAACTCTCATAAATATCTGGGCTTACGATTATCATGCTAAATTTGTTGTTTTAGCTGAAGATAACGCTGAAAGTGTAGAAAATGCTATACTTGACAAACTAGGAGATAAAGGTATAAAATGGGAAAAGACGGGAATGTTCGGCCCGTTAAACAGAATAACCTATGAGGAGGTTGTTGATGATACAAGACCTTTACAAACAAAAAAGGTCCTTGGAGTTGAAGTGGGAACAGGAGCATATTGACAATGGTAAGTATACTCTTGAAATGGTCAGAATTGATGACAAAGTTAGACAAGTCATTACTGAGATCAAGCTGGAAGAAGCAGCTATTGCCCACAGACAGAATACTGTCGAAGGAGCAGCTCCACAAGTTTCTGTAGCTACTTAATCAAAAGCTACATCGCTGAAATGCATAAATACCGTAGGCTCTCTTGCACTCTACTAAAAACTAGTATATAAAAAACTCACTAAGATAATTAAATCATAAATTGGTTATTCTTTGCTTAGTAAGAATAACTGGCGCTAGGAGGCGCTGATTAATATGACAACACACTTTTCAAACGGAGTAACAAACGTAAGAGGAAAAGATGGTGCTACTTCTTTATTTAGTGGTATCAAACAACCTCTAATAACAGGTGGAACTGCACCAGCAGAATGGGCATACCAAGATGATTTCATCACATACAATGATGAAGATTGGACTCAAATTTTAACTGGTTCGGCTTTCATTTTATCTCAATATCCTCAAGGATGGCTAAGAATCGGAGATGCTAATCCTGCAGGTGGCGAGATTAATGGTATACAGTCTCCAGAAGTATTTCAAATTAATACTGGTAAAAAATGGTATTTTGAAACTTCAATTGCAATCACTGATGTTACTGAACTAAACACTTTTGTTGGTTTTGCAGCTGATGGTTATGTTAACCCTGTAGCAGTACCAGATGATGGTATTGGTTTCTCTCATTTAGAAGATACAACTTCAATTCAATTTGTATCTAGAAAAAATGGAGCAGGGGTATCTTTTACTGTGTTAGAAGCAGGAAGTACATTTGTACAATTGGATTCAACTGTAGCGACACAATCTGCTACTGTTTATGGAATGCCAGATAATTCTGTTAGATTGGGATTTTTATTTCAACCAGCAGGCAGTGAACCAAGTGTAACAGCAGATCAGTTTAAAATTTTTATAAACGGTACAGTTTCAGGAGTAGTAGCAGCAACAACTGTTCCTGATGATTTACTTATGGAATTAAAAGCATTTTCTGAAAGTAAAGGAACTGTGGCTAACGATCTTTTTGTTGACTACGTTCAAACAGTACAACAAAGATAATAAATTATTTTAGGCTCCTTCGGGAGCCTGAATAAATAACAGGAGAAAATTTTATGAGTAATGTAACAGCCGTAAAAGCACTCTACATGGAGCCTTTAAGCGCTAGTACAACTAATGTAGCAGCCAATCAAACAGTAGCAGGAACTACAGATTTAACTCTAGCATCTTCAGCTGCTGGATTTGCAGAATGGGGTAATGTGGCAGCCACATTAAAATTTACATCAGGTGGCGCTACAACAAATGCTATTGTGTTTACAATTGTAGGTACAGACAAAGATGGCAAAGCTGTAACTCACGAACACACAGGTCCAGGAGGAAGTGCTAATAATGATACGAGTATTACCTTTACTTCAGTTACAAGTATTTCAAAACCATCAACGGCTACAGATATATCTGTAGGTACAAATGCTTCTGCTTCAGGTCCTATTTTTTCAGGTAGAACAAGAGTAAGAGGAATGCATGTTCATTCTGGTTCGGGTGCAGTAGGCTTAATTGTAAGAGATTCGTCTATCACAGGAGTAATTGGTTTACATCTTGGAATTCCTTCAGGAGTTACAAATCAAACTGATCCATATATTCCTGATAATGGAATCTTATTTCCTAATGGAGCATATACTGATGTAACAGGATTAAGTTCGGCTACATTCTTCTATGATGGATAGGAGGGTAGATGGCTAATACTACTTCAGGCACTACAACATTTGACAAAACTTTTTACATTGATGAGATCATTGAAGAAGCTTATGAAAGATGTGGATTAAGAGGAGTTGCTGGTTACCAGCTTAAAACTGCTCGTAGATCTTTAAATATTCTTTTTCAAGAATGGGCTAACAGAGGAATACATCTTTGGCAAATAGCTGATGGATACTTGACTCTAGTTGCAGGCACTAATGAATATATTGGATATCGTTCAAGTGGCGATGGGACATCGACATTACTAGATAGTGCAGGAGCTCAGTTATTTGGAGTTGATGATATTTTTGAAGCGTCATACAGAAGCAATGCTGGAACTACAAGTCAATCAGACAGTCCCTTAACTAAAATTTCACGATCAACTTATTCTTCTTTATCTAATAAATTAGCAACAGGTCAACCTTCACAATATTGGGTTCAAAGATTTATTGATAGAGTTACAATTACTTTATACACAACTCCAAGTTCTAGTCAGGCAGGAGACAGAGTTCAATTTTATTACATGACTAGAATTGATGATGCCGGTAATTATACAAATGCAACTGATGTTCCATATTACTATGTGCCGTGTATGTGTGCAGGACTAGCTTATTATTTAAGTTTAAAATATGCTCCTGAAAAAACACAAAATTTAAAATTATTATACGAAGATGAATTATTAAGAGCGGAGGCAGCGGATGGTTCGGAAGCTAGTACTTATATTACTCCGAAGACTTACTATCCAAGTATTTAATTATGGCAAGATTTGCACAAGGAAAATATGCATTAGCAATCTCAGACATTAGTGGTCAAGCATTTCCATGGAATGAAATGGTTACACAATGGAATGGATTATTTGTACACTATTCTGAGTTTGAATCTAAACAACCACAACTAGATCCAAAACCAAGTGCAGCTGATCCAACAGCTTTACCCACTACAAGGCCACAACAACCAGCATCAAGTGCATTAAGATCTTTAAGTTTTAATCCATTAACAACTTATGCAGCAGGAAGTTCTATAATAAATGTTTTTGAAGATAATCACGGAAGAAATCATGCAAGTTATGTTAGATTTAGAGGACCACCAGGAATTGCAGGTGCGTTTAATAATATAGCTTCAATTGATGGAATTAGTGGGGCTCAAATTTGTGATGCTTCAGGACATAAAATTACTCCTGGAATTTATACAAATATTACAACAACTCTCGTTGGAACTATTAATGCTACTCAAACAACTGGAATTACATTAACAAGTTCTACTGGATTTGAAGTAGAAAGTCCTCGTACACCGGGAAGTGTAGATTTTTTTCCAGACGGCACACCTATTAATGCTGTAATTATTGCAGCAGAATTAATTGCTTATACTGGTATTACCAATAATGTATTAGATGGAGTTGTAAGAGGTTCTTTTGGGTCTACAGGTGTATCTCATACAGCAGGTGATACTATAAGATGTCTACAAGATCCGTTAAATAACTATAATACAGATACTTCAGATCAAGGTGGAACTGATACAGCAACTACTGGACAAATTGCTGGAGGAGGATATAATACATCCTCAGGACCAGTAACATTAAAAACGATAGGACCACAATAATATGGCATTTGTAGACGATGGATTCACATACGCAACTTTAACCACAGCGATTCAAAATTATACTGAGGTAGATACTTCTGTATTTACTTCTACAATTACAGATCAGTTTATTGGTAATGCATGTTTAAGATGTATGAGAGATTTAAATATGGATTCTGATAGAAAATCTCAAACAGGTTCTTTAGTTATTGGACAACAATATATCAATGCTCCAGCTGGAGCTTTAGCTATTCGATCTATTCAAATTACTGAAGACGATACTACACCGGACACTCAAGTATATTTAGAAAAAAGAGATGTTACTTTTTTAAATGAGTATAATAAATTTTCAGATGCGGGTAATAGTGAAACAACAGGAAGAGGTCTACCTAAATATTATGCTATGTTTGGAACTACATATACAATGACAGGAAATACAGATTCTACATCTGGAACAATTATGTTTGCTCCAACACCCGATAAAACTTACACTTTTCAAGTTAATTTTACCAAAAGACCAGACGGTTTATCAGGTAGTAATACGACTAATTACTTAAGTGTAAATTTCCCAAATGGACTCTTATATGCATGTTTAGTCGAAGCTTATGCTTATTTAAAAGGTCCAATGGATATGTTGACTTATTACGAACAAAGATATAATAATGAGATTGAAAAGTTTGCAATTGAGCAAGTTGGAAGAAGACGAAGAGATGATTATGACGATGGAACTATCAGATTATATATTGACTCGCCTTCACCTTCGAAGTAAAAGGGATTAGGAGAAAAAAATTATGGCTATAACATCAGCAGTAACTAACACATTTAAAGCAGAACTATTTAAAGGTGGACATAACTTTAACACATCAGGTCAAACACCAGCTGGCAATGCATTTAAACTATCTTTATATTCATCAGCATCAGCAAACTTGGATGGTACAACATCTCAGTACACTGCACCAACAGATGGTACAGCAGATCCAACAAATACTTACGAAGTTACTTCAACTTCATCTGGATACGCAACAGGTGGAAAAGCTTTAACTAATCAAGGTGTAACAGGTACTTCAAGTACAACAACAAGTTTTACAGACTTTGCAGATTTATCTACAGCAAACGGTACGTCTTGGACGTCAGCAACTTTTACAACACATGGTTGTTTAATTTATAATACAACTGCAGTTACTGGATTTACAACTAACAGATCAGTATGTGTTGTTTCATTTGGTGGAGCTAAAACAGTTTCTAATGGAACTTTTTCTATTGAGTTTCCAACAGCAAGTACATCAGCAGCAATTCTGAGAATAACATCATAAGGAGTTAAGTCCTTATGGCTGATACTACAATCACAGTCACAGTCGCAACAGGAACACAGTATCTTGTAGGTGGTTCAGGTAATGTTTATTATTTTGATGGATCTCAACCTTCAAGTTTTACTTTTCCTTGGGTTAAAAGTGCAACTGTAAGATTAGATCAATCAGCTTCTTCAAACGATAATCATCCTTTAATTTTTACTACTTCAAATAGTACTAGCACTTCTACAATGAGAGCTGGAATTATTTCATCGAATGTAACTTATTATTTAGATGGATCATCTAATCAATCTGATTACACAAACACAACGACATTTAATGCAGCAACAACAAGATACATAGAAATTGCTCCTGCAACATCCACTGATTTTTATTTTGCATGTTGGGTACACGGGATTTCTATGGGAGGAATTGTAGATATTACGAGTAATACTTGGGGTGCACTATCTTGGGGAGAAAACGAATGGAATGATCAAGGTGATGAAACTGTAACTTTAACTGGTCAAGCAATGACTGTAGCGGAAAACGCAGCTGGAGTTGTTGCTACTCAATTCCCTGGTTGGGGTACTTTAGAATGGGGTGAAAACGGTTGGGGTAGTGTTAATGCAGCTAAAGAAGTTTTACTAGGCCAAGAGGCAAGTATATCAGTAGGCACATTAACTCCAGTTATAGGAGAAGCATTAACTGGTTTCCAAATTCAAACAGTTTTAGGTGCTCCTACAACTACTTTTGATTTTGAAGTTTCTTTAACAGGTCAAGAAATAAGTGTAGCCCAAGGAGTATTAGGTGTTAACTCTAATGAAGATACTGAAGTAGGAGTTCCTAGTTTCCTAACTACAACAAGTGTAGGAAGTTTAACTGTTAATCAAAATGCTGATGTAAATGTTGGTTTGCCTAGTTTTTCAATATCTACAGACGTTGGAAATTTAATTGAAGCAACACAGGTAAAAATTGAACTTACAGGTCAAGCTGTAACAGGTTCAGTAGGTACAATTACTCCAGATGATATGGCTGTAGGGGCTGTTTCTCCAGGTGCTATGACTGCTTCCGTAGGTGCTATTACTCCTGTAGATATGACTATAGGATTGACTGGATTTGGATTAACTGCTACATTAAACCCAGAGTTTGGTATTTTGCATTATGGAAATGTTGACACTGGTAGTAATACATCGTATACAAACGTAAACGTGGCTTAGGAGAAAAAAATTATGGCTTCAACATATAATAGTCTTGGTATTCAATTAATGGCAACCGGCGAAAACGCTGGTACATGGGGAACGAATACAAATAATAATTTAAATTTCATCATGAATACTCTAGGGTATATTGATGTAGCATTAACAGCAGATAGAACTTTAACTATTCCAGATGGATCTACAGGAACTTATGATGGTAGAGCTATGTGGATTAATTTATCAGGAACTACTGGTGGATCTAGAGTTTTAGATATTGCTGCTCAAGCTGGAGATCCTAATGCAAATATTGAAAAACCTTTTATTATTGTAGATAATACAACAAGAAGTGATGCAGCTAATACAATAACATTTAAAGTAACAGGTCAAACAGGTATTTTAATACCTACGGGTGGAACTGTTTTATGTTTCCATAATGGAACAGATATAGTTTCTTCTGGTTTTCCAAGCACTACAGGAGCTCAACCAGCCTATACTTTACCATCAGCAGATGGCACAGCAAATCAAGCATTAATAACTAACGGTTCTGGTGTTGTAAGTTTTGGATCAGCAGGAGTATCAACAGGAAAAGCTATTGCAATGGCAATGATTTTCGGATAAAAAACAAAAGAGGAAATAAATTATGGCAAACCCAAATATAGTAAACGTCGCAACAATTAATGGTGAGTCGCAAGGACTTGCATTAGGAACAGGTGATTCAAATGTTATTATTGCAGCAATTAGTTCTAGTAAAGTTGTTAAAGTAAATAGAATTACAGTAGCAAATGTTGATGGAACAAATGCAGCAGATGTTTCTATTAAAGTTGTTAAAGCTGCTTTTACTTCTGCAGCAACAGGTGGTGCAGGGAATGTTGGAACAATTTATTTAGCAAAAACAATTTCAGTACCGGCGGACGCATCTTTAGTGTTATTAGATACGCCAATCTATATGCAAGAAGGAGATGCTCTTCAGGGAGGAGCTAGTGCGACGTCTGATCTAGAAGTATTTGTATCATACGACGTAATAGCATAGGGAGGTAATTAGCTATGGCAAATGGCGGAGTTATCGGACCTGTAAATACTGTTTCAGTACAATATGATAAAGACAAAGTAACCTCATTTACATCTTCAGGATGTTTTAATAAAGCTACAACTAATCCCGCAGCACCAGGAAATGCAACTGTAGTAGTTGTTTCAGGTGCAGGAGGATCAGGTTCTGATGCAGGAGGCGCTGGCGGTGCTGGCGGTATGACTGTTACAGAAAATCATCCTTTACCAGCAAGTACAGTACCAGTTACAATAGGTGGCGGTGGAGCTGGAGGTCCATGGCCTAGTTCATCAGCTGCTGCTAGTGGTAGCGCTTCAACTTTTGGAGCTGCTTCTCCTTTATCAACAACAGGAGGAGGTGGAGGTGGTTCGCCAAATCCAACTTCAGCAAGAAATGGTTTGCCAGGTGGTTCAGGTGGTGGTGGAAGAGAATCTGCACCAGGTGGTACTTGTGCTGGTGGTTGTGGAGTTTGTGGACAAGGTTTTAAAGGTGGTGGATTAGCTACTCCAGGAAATGGAGCCGCAGGAGGCGGTGGTGGTAAAGGTGGAGTAGGTGGTTTAGGAATAGTTCCTTCAGCACCAACATGTGGTGTTCAAGGTGGGCCAGGTTTAGATATTACACCTTATCTTGCATGTGCAGAGGCAGGATACTCAGTACCTAATTCAGGAATTTATGCTGGCGGTGGCGCTGGTAGACCAGGTGGTGATCAAAATCCAGGAGGTGGTGGATCGTGTTGGTACAGTCCTACTCCAGGAATACCACAATCTGAAAGTAATGCTGGAAAAGCTAATACTGGTGGTGGAGCAGGAGCTGGACAAGGAAATGCAGTTGGTGGAACAGGTGGTTCAGGAGTAGTTTTAGTTATAGAAAAATGTCAAGCAGCGGGTGGTAACAAAGCACCAGGTGTTTGGCAAATGAACACGGTATATGATTTTGTAAAAAGTGACAATTGGGTATCAAGAACAGCAGACATAGATTACATGGTAGTTGCTGGTGGTGGATCAGGCGCTTCATCAGATGTAGGTGGTGGAGGTGGAGCCGGAGGTTATAGAGCTTCTGGTTATGGCCCAAGTCCACTTCAAGGATCAGCATTAAGTTTAAGTATAGGAAGTCATGCTGTTACAGTTGGTGGTGGAGGTGCAGCACGACCTACAGGTGATACTCAAGGTGCTACTGGTACAAATTCAAGTTTTAGTACAATAACATCATCTGGTGGTGGTGGAGGTGGAGCATGTAATGCTGGAAGTCCTACCCATAGCGGTGCACCAGGAGGTTCTGGTGGTGGAGGTGCTTACAGAGGTAATGCTTGTGAAAATAAAGGAACAGGTAATGTTGGTGGTTTTACTCCTCCTGAAGGACAGCCAGGTGGAAAAGGAGCAGGTACAGGCACACCCCCTGCAGCAGGAGCTGGTGGTGGTGGTGGAGCAACAGCTGCTGGAGGAACTGGTAGTTCTTCTACAGGTGGACCAGGTGGAGCTGGAGCACCAAATGCAATTACAGGAACAGATACATCATACGCTGGTGGTGGTGGAGGAGCTGGTGAAGTTGGTAACCCTGGATCTGGTGGAGCTGGTGGTGGTGGAGCTGGTGGTACAATGCCAGGCGGTGGTTGTGGAGTAGCTGGAACAGCTAACACTGGAGGTGGTGGTGGAGGAGCTGATGGAAATCCAAGAGCTAGTGGAGCAGGTGGTTCAGGTATTGTGGTCGTAAGATCAGCAGGAATACCAAAAGGAATTTTATTAACAACAGATAGTGCACCAAATGCACCAGTAACATCTAGTGATGGTATAAATCAAATTGCAACTTTTAATGCATCAGCTAATTTAACTATTGGTGATAGTGGTGGTGGCTCAGAATTTGATTATTTAGTTATTGCTGGTGGTGGAGCTGGGGGTGGATATAACGGTTCAGGAACTGCCGGAGGAGGTGGCGGTGGAGCTGGAGGTATGAGATCTTCATTTCCTGGCGGACAAAAAATTATTTTAAATCCAGGGTCTAATGCAGTTACAATTGGAGCTGGTGGAACAGCTGCTTCACAAGATAGAGGTGGTAGTGGTACTGATTCAAGAATAGGCTATATTACAGCAACTGGTGGTGGAGGTGGTGGATTAAATTTAGGAACTCCTGCATTAACTTATTTAGGAAAATCCGGAGGATCTGGAGGAGGTACTGGAGTTAGTGCATCTCCTAATTTCTTTACGTCTCCTGGTGGTGTTGGTAATACACCAACATTAAGTTCTCCTGCAATTTCAGCCCAAGGAAATAACGGTGGAACTTCTAACACAGGAGCAGGTTATAATAGAGCTGGTGGTGGCGGTGGAGCTGGCGCTGTGGGTGGAAATGCCGGTCCTGCTGGAGGAGTAGGTGGAGCAGGTTTAGCAAATTCAATTACAGGTTCTCCAGTAACAACTGCTGGAGGTGGTGGAGGATCAACAAATAATAATGGATGTGCAGGAGCAGGTGGCTCAGGTGGTGGAGGAGCAGGAAATAAATGTGGTGCTGGAACAGCAGGAACAGTCAATACCGGAGCTGGCGGTGGTGGCGGTGGACCAGCTGGAGCAGGTGGATCAGGCACAGTTATACTTAGAATACCTGCAGGAAATGCACCAGGATCTTTAGCAGCAGCGCCAGGAACTAATACAATAACAACTTTACCAGCACCAGCAGGTGGATGTAAAATAGCAACATTTACTGTATCTGGAACATTGACAGTATAGAAAAATTAAATTATAAATATAACTTTTAAGGAGTAATAATATGGCACATTTCGCAGAATTAAAAACAAAACCAGATCCAACAGGTTTTACATCAGATACTCATCAAGTAGTTGAAAGAGTTGTTGTTGTAGGAAACGATTGCGTTCCTTCAGATATGCACCAAGATGGAGAAACATGGTGTATTAATTTTTTCAAAGGTGGAATTTGGAAACAAACTTCTTACAATAATAATTTTAGAAAAAAATATGCAGGTATTGGAGATATTTACGATCCTGTAAAAGATAAATTTTTATCACCACAACCTCATGCTTCATGGTCACTTGATGCAAGTGATGATTGGCAAGCACCAATAACTTATCCAACAGTTTTAGAAGATGATGGTGTTAGATATTTAATTAGTTGGAATGAAACAAAATATGTCGCTGACAACACTAAAGGTTGGGAAGCAATAAAAATAAACGATACAGCGGAAACACCCACAGTTTACAACTGGAATGGTACATCTTGGGTGTCCGAATAGGAGACTTAAGATATGGCGAGCCCAGCAAACAGCTCACAAAACGGTGGAATACTTGGAGTAGCTAATAATACTTCTTTTGGAAAATGTACTATTACATCTAAAACATCTTCAGGATCACTTACAACACAGGCAGGAACAAGAGTTGTAGAAACTCTTGTAGTTGCTGGTGGCGGAGGTGGTGGTAAAGGAACTGGTGCTGGTGGTGGCGGCGGTGGATTTAGACAAGTTTCATGTATTAGTGTTTGTGGATCAACTCCTTATGCAGTTACTGTCGGAGGTGGTGGAGCTGGCGCAGGACCTTCCAGAGGTCAAGGAACTCAAGGAGTCAATTCAGTATTTTCAACCGTAACATCAACTGGTGGTGGAGGAGGTGGTGGACAACCAACATCAACGGGACCACTTGATGGAGCACCAGGTGGATCTGGTGGAGGAGCTGCTGTTAGTGGATCTAATTTAGGAACAATAGGATCAGGAAATACTCCCCCAGTTGACCCATCACAAGGGAATAATGGAGGAACTGCCTTTGCTGACAGAGGTTCTGGTGGTGGTGGAGGCTCAGGAGCTGTTGGAGGAAATGGTACCGGTGGAGGACCCCCTGTTGCAACTGGATCAGGTGGTGATGGTGGTGCTGGTACAACAACTAATATTACAGGATCTTGTGTAACTTATGCTGGTGGTGGTGGCGGTGGTCATCACAATGGTGGTTGTCAAGGATCAGGCGGATCTGGCGGCGGTGGAGCTGCATCTAAAACAGGCTCTGGAACAGCTGGAACTACAAACACTGGTGGCGGTGGAGGCGGAGCCTCTGATTATCCAGCTCCTGGTTGTGGTGGAGCAGGTGGACCAGGAATAGTTGTCGTAAAAGAATTAACAAAAGCAAGTGGTGTGTGGTCAATGTCTTCTCAGTATGAAGCAAAAAGAGCAGGAACATGGCCAAAATTTGGTTTTAATTTAGATTATTTAGTAATAGCTGGTGGTGGTGGCGGTGGTGGAACTTTTGGCGGTGGTGGTGGAGCTGGTGGTTATAGAGAATCAGCAGGTACTGCTACAGGTGGTTATACTGTTTCTCCTTTAGGTGCAGGAAGTGCATTTATAACAGCAGGAACTTATTGCATAACAGTAGGTGCTGGTGGAACTGCAGGAGCTAATCCCGGCAATGGTGGTGGATCTGGAACTGATTCAGTTTTTGATTCAATAACATCAACTGGTGGTGGGGGTAGTGGATCTGGTAATCCAGGAAGTGGTGCACCCGGAGGATCAGGTGGTGGTCAAGGATATTGTACAAGTGGTACATCTGCTGGATCAGGTAATACTCCTCCAACAAGTCCTCCTCAAGGAAATGATGGTGGTACAGGAT